GAGTTCAAGCGGCGATGGCCAACGAACGCCAGCGATGATCAGGCCCGTGTTGATCGCGCGTGGTACGGGCTTTCGAACGAGGAAGGCGAGGACGCGCTCGCCGGCATCGCGCCGTTCCTGGACAACCAGAAGCGGCTTGGCAGGAAGCATCCGCCGGCGGGCTTCACCTACATCGAACAGAAGCGCTGGACGCTGCTCGAGCAGAAGGCGGCGGTCCCGTCTGCATCGCAATTCGCTGGCGACGGCCCCGAAGGCAAGGCGATCACGCTGCTGTTCGATCTCGCCGGCAAGGGCGAATACTTCCGCAGGGCCGTCTACCGCAACGGAGTGATCTACTGGCGCGCCGAGGTGACGCCGCAGCTGCTGGCGCTCGCCGACGTGAAGCCTCGATCGGAATGGCGGCGCCTCACGCATCAACAGGCCGGCGCATGGAACAACTTCATCGGTGACCGCTTCGGTGACGTGCCGTTCATGCGCCTGTCGGAAGGCTCGATGGCGCCGGATTCCTGGCCACCCAAGAAAGACGGTTCATGGTCTCCGACAGAAGGCCCAACCGATCACGATCTCGCTGTACTCGCAAACGAAGGCCAAAGGTGAGGGAACGATGCTGATGAAGTTGTCGGACGCGCTTTCGCCGGAAGTCAAAGCCGAGCTGATGAGGCCGGCTCGTACGTTTGACCCTCGCATGGCACAGGTGGTGCCCGGCATCGAGCCGGAGTGGCATCTGGTGGAAGTCTTCTCGCGGGAGTCGGAGAGGGAGTTGGCGAAGCGGGGATTTGGGCTCTACGTGCCGGAGTACCGCGAGACCATCGTGCGCCGCGGGCGCAAGATCTATAGCCGAAAACCCATGTTCCCTGGCTATGTTCTGGTGTTCATGTGGAATGGCGGCGGCAACTGGGCTCGTGTTCGGGCCTGTGATGGTGTGATCGGTTTCATTGGCGCGTTGCACGACGAAGAGGTCGACCTGATCAGGGCAGTGGAGAATGCCCAGCGCTTTCCGTGCTTCAGGATCAAGCCGCGCCACTACAGCAGGATGCGAACGCGGCGGTGGGAAGAATGGTTGCAGCAGATCAGGTCTCTTGACTCCGACAAGCGGAATCAGGCATTGCGAAAACTACTGAGCCTCTTCTAGTACCGTCCCGCTAGCGGGAATGCCGGAACGAAGTAGGCGCCCCGAAGCGCAAAGGTCGCTTCACCAGCCTTCAATGTGTCCAAAGCCCCGGCATAGTCCGGGGCTTTTGCGTGCTATAAGGATGAGGCGAGCGAGTTGCCTGAGATGGCTGCCTTGATACCCGAAAGGGTTAGGCTTGGGTGTCCGGTCTAAGGGTGAAGCGGAGCAAGATCACGTTGGCATAGTCCGAATTGATACCGGCGTGGCCGTGGGTTCGAATCCCACACTCGTTCGTCCAAAGCCCCGGCATAGTCCGGGGCTTTTCCATTTCAGACACATAGATAAGCGGTAGGGCCTTCGCTCTATCGCTGCCCTCTCTTGGGCGTTTCCTCCCTAGACTTCGGGGCGCTCGTTTTAGCCATAGGGCGAGCGGCCCGCCTTTAGGCCATGCCATCACGCCCTCGCATCTTCAGCCCTCGGCCCGTGAGCCGAGAAGAGCAGGCAGCAAGGCATGACCATGCGCGAGGCTCTGCTAGGCAGCGTGGCTACGATGCGCGCTGGGATCGGCTTTCTGCCCGTGAGCGCATGCAGCAGCCCGTCTGCCTTGGCTGCGCTGCTGTGGGGCGCGTGACCCCCACTGCGGTGATGGATCACGTTATCCCGCATGAGGGCGATCAAGGGCTGTTCTGGGATGGCGAGCGCCAGCCTGCCTGCGAGTGGCACCACAACGTGGTCAAGCAGCGCCTTGAGCACAGGTTCCACAAGGGTGAGCTAGGTGAGGCTGATCTGAAGCTCGACAGCGATGTCGCCGTCGCGCTCACTCGCGAACTGATCGAGGCGGGGGAGGGGCCAAAAGTTTAGGGTCGTAGGGGCGGGACCGGTGGGTTAGTCGCGAAAAAAATATGCGCAAATTGGCTGGAATTTTTTTTAACAAGGTCCCGGGGTCATGAAGGGCCGCAAAGGCGACGCATCCTTGCGGCAGGCGAAGACCGATCCTGCCCGCCGCACAAGGCGCAGCCGCAACCGCAAAGCCGTCGAAGCCGCCGAGCAGCGTGCGCTCGACGCCCAGGAACGGGCAAAGCAGTTTGCGACGGACCAGGCCGCTACGGTGATGCCGCCCTTCATGTCCGACCCGCAATATGCCGGTGCTGCCGCCATTTGGCGGTTTCATGAACCTCTGCTGCGAGAGCGCAATTTCTGGGAACCGCAGTTCATCGCGCCCTTTACCGGCTTCTGCATCTACTACGACGAATTCCTTGCCGCCGATCGTGAAGTGAAGGCCAAGGGCTTCGGCATCGAGGGCAAATCAACATCTGGCGGCAACCGGTTCTGGAAAAATCCAGCGGTCGATGTTCGCGACCATGCCTTTGCCCGCGTCATGGAGTTGTCCGCGCGATATGCGTTCACGCCTCTCGATCTCTACAAGCTTGAACGCGAGTCTGCTGCGGCCGGCTCATCGGGTCGCGGGCGCCAGCATACGCCCGGTCAAAATGAACTGTTGCCTGCAGAGCCAGATGATGCGCGGTCGGAGCCGGCGCACGCATCCGGCCCCGGCGCGCTCACCGCGTTCGACTCCGAGCCGCCGTCGCAGAGCCGAAATTGATCGCCGTGCATGAACATGCAGTTGGAGGCCGCTGCGGCGATCGCCGACGCCGCGCCGACGCCGCTACATCCCGAACCGGAGTGGGTGACCCGGGCCGCCGATGAGCATGGCTGGAGCTGGGTGCGCCAAAATTGGCAGCGCGCAGCCTCTGTGCCTGGCGCGTGGTTCGATGAAGGGAAGGCGAACGCTGCGGTGGCGCAGTTTCCGCTTTGGTTTTCACTGACCATCCTTCACTTCGCCGGCGTGCCGTTCGTGCCGGCGTTTTGGCAAGAATGCGTCATCAAGCTGGTCTTCGGGTGGAAACGGCCCAGCGAGATCATCGATCCGCGGACGCACCAGAAGACCATCAAGTGGGTGCGGCTGTTTCGAGAGCTGCGCCTGTGGGTGCCGCGCAAGGCCGGTAAGACCGAGTTTCTCGCCGCGCTTGCGTTGATGGTCTGGTATTGGGAGGGCTTGAAGGGCGGCGAGGGCTACTGCTTTGCCCGCGATGAGAAGCAGGCCGGTCAAGTGTTCAGCCGCATGACGGCGATGATCGGCGCGAACGACGACATGTCGCGCGATGTTCGTTCCTACACGAACAAGCTCTGGTGTCAGAAACTTACGGCGCCGTTCTTCCTGATCACATCGAAGGCCGAAGGTAAGCATGGGCGCGTGCCATATGTCACCATCGGTGACGAGATGCACGAATGGAAGACCCGCGATCTTGCCGACAACCTGCGGCAGGGTGAAGGACCTCACCTGCAACCGCTCCGCCTCTACGCGTCGACCGCCGGCATCACGACGCAGGTCGTCGGCCGCGAGATGTTCGAAGAGAGTGAAAAGATCCTCGACGGCGTGCTTGATGACCCGACCGTTTTGGTTGCGATCTTCGCGGCGGGGCCTGATGACGATTGGAGGGATGAAACGGTTTGGGCGAAGGCCAACCCGAACCTCGGCCTCACCCCAACGCTCGATTACATGCGGCAGGAAGCGGCCAAGGCGGCGTCCTCACCAGCGGCCGAAGCCAAATTCCGCTGCTATCACCTCAACCAGTGGGTCGAGGAATATCAGCGCTGGATTAGGTTGCCGGTGTGGGACAAGTGCAGCGGTGCGCTGATCGACGGCAGGCCTGGTTGGCAGGTGTGGGCCGATAAGATCGAGGCCGGTCGCGAATGCGTTTTGAGCTTCGATTCGACGGAAGTTCGGGATTTTGCGGCGATTTGCTGGCGGTTTTCGCCGAAATTTCCCGGTGAAAAAGTAAAGCTGATCTGGAAGTTCTTTCTTCCTGCGGAGACCGTCGCCGAACGAGCGCAGGCTGAGAACCGCCAGAAGGACTATGACGAGTGGGTGAATTCGGGATTGCTCGTCTCAGTGCCCGGTGGCGTGTTTGATCTGCGCTATGCGATTGCGGAAGTTCGCAAGAGCATGGCGAAATGGAGCGTGACGCGCATCGGCTATGATCCATGGAACGCGAACGCGTTCTATACGGAGCTGACAAACCCACAGACCGACGATCGCGCGATCCCCGAAGACTTGTTTATGAAAATGCGCTTCGGCCACAAGACCCTCGGCGAAGCGACGCGCGAGTTCGAGCGCAAAATAAATGGCTGCGAGATCGAGCACGGCGGAAATCCAATCATGCGCTACATGATGCGGCACTGTCATGTCCGCTATGACGAGAACATGAATATCGTTCCGGCTAAGAAAAAATCTGAAAAGCCGATCGATGGGGCTGTCGCCGCAGTGATGGTCGAGGCCCTCTCGATGATCGAAAAACCCCACGAACCGCGGATGAGGCAATTGTGAGCTGGTTTTCAGACATGCTTGCTCGCAATGAGCCGAAGGCGAAGCTACCGGCGCGCCTAGGCGAGGCCGGCGCGCCACAGGTGCAGAACGCAAACAGCCGACAGGCGCCGATCACGCAGTACGTGAGGGGCTCGCAGACATGGGTCGACATGTTCGGCGACGTCAAGGGCCTGCCCTGGCTGACCGAGCATACCGCCTCGACGGTCACCGCGATTCATGCATGTGTGAACCTGATCTCCGGCGCGCACATGGTGCTGCCGTTCAACTTCTATCGCCTCGACGTCACGAACGGCGAGCGCGACCGCGTGTTCAGCGATGATCTGCTCTGGGCTTTCAACGAGCAGATGTCGCCGCGCTGGTCGGCGCCAATAGGTTGGGAATACCTGTCGCGGTCGCTCCTCTTCGAGGGTGATGCATTTGCCATCATCAAGCGCGATCGTGCCTATCGTCCGGTCGGGCTTGTTCCGGTGCATCCGCATCGCGTCCAGAATGGTGTCACGATCGACGGCGAGAGGATGGTCTACGTCATCTCGCCCGAGGTGCTCGCCAACGGGCAGATCATCGGCGGCGTCGAGATCTACGACCAGGACGATATGCTCCACGTTTCCGGCGCGGGCTTCAATGGGCTCCGCGGTATGTCGCCTTTGCGGTACTCGCTGCGGCACGCCGGCGGCATGGCGCTCGCCATGCAGGATTACTCGGCGAATTTCTTCGTCAATGGCGCACGCCCCGACTACGTCCTGACCAGCGACAACAACATCAGCGATCCCAAGTTCAAGATGCTGCAGGAGCAGATCGACGAACGGCACCGCGGCACGCAGAATTCGCATCGGCCGATGCTGCTCGACAACGGCCTCAAGGTGCACAATCTGACGATCTCCGCCGAAGACATGCAACTGCTGTCGACGCGGCAGTTCCAGATCGAGGAGGTCGCGCGCGCCTATGGCGTGCCGCCGTTCATGATCGGCCACAATGAGAAAACCACGTCATGGGGCTCCGGCGTCCAGGCGATGTCGATCGGCTTCGTCCGCTTCGCGCTGCGCCAGCACCTCACGCGCTTTGCCGGCGAGATCAACCGCAAGATTTTCAGGACCGCAGCCCGCGTTGGCGAGTTTGACACGACCGAACTCGAGCAGGCCGATCCGAAGTCGCTCGCCGAGACGCTGCGCGCCCTGGTCGGCCGGGCCGGTGAGCCGAGGATCATCACGCCAGACGAGGCGCGCGCGGTGCTCCGCCGGAAGCACAAGGGCGGCGACGCCGACGAGCTTGGTGTCAACGTCACGCAGGCGGGCGGCTCGTCATCGGACGATCTTTCCCTACACGACGCTCTTCCGATCTGGGCTGCAGCATGAAAAGTCAACTGTTCAACCTGAACGCCGAAAGGGCGCTGTTCGGCCTGTGCGCCGAAAGGACACTGTTCAACCTGTGTGTTGCCAATAAGGGGCGAGGCTCGTTTCACGCCGAGGCCAAGGCCGGCGAGAACGTGATTGAACTCTATGACATGATCGTCTGCCGCGAAAAGGACGCCGAATGGTTCGGTGGCGTTTCCCTTCAGGCCTTCTCCAGTGCTTTGCGGAGCATGAACGGAGAAGTTCATTTGCGCATCAATTCACCGGGCGGCGATGTGTTTGCCGGCCTCGCGATGGCGCAACTCGTCCGAGAGTACGACGGCGACGTTGTCGCGCATGTCGACGGCTATGCCGCCTCGGCGGCTTCTGTCCTCGCGGTCGCGTGCGATCGTGTCATCATGGGCTCGGGCTCGATGATGATGATCCACAAGGCCTGGACGTTCTGGGGGGGCAACGCCGACGATTTCCTTGCCCAAGCGGCTGTGCTGGAAAAGATCGACGGCCAGCTCGCCGCCGAATATGCCGCGCGCAGCGGCAAGCAGGATGCGGCCGCCTTCCTTGCGATGATGGGGAAGACGACCTGGCTGACGCCAACCGAAGCGAAGGATCTCGGGCTCTGTGACGAGACCTCGGCCGGAAACGAGTCCAAGGGCCCTAAGGCCTGGGACCTGTCGGCCTATGGCCTCGAGCCGGATGCGGCCAATCTCGACCGCGTAGTTCGTGAGACGAGGGCGCGTGTCGAGGCACAGCACGTGCAGCCCGCGCCGCCCGCGCCGGCGCCGCTCAGCAATTCCGAATTCGAGCACGATCAGCGGCAACGCCGCGCCCGGCTGCTCGCACTCTCTGCCTAAAGCGCTGCGCGCAAAAGGTCAGAACCCCGCTGCGGTCAATACCGGCCACAGCGCAACCAGTCGCGTCTCCCTAACCTGAAAGGAATCGGGAATGTCTATCCAGATGCTTCGCGAGCAGCGCAACTCGCTCGTAACTGCCATGCGCGCCCTGGCCGACAAGCCGGCCGACAAGTGGAACAAGGAAGTCGACGGCCCGGAGTGGGATCGTCTTGACGGTGAGCTGATCCACGTTGACAACTCGATCAAGCGGATCGAGCGCATCAACGCGGCGACCGCCGAACAGCTCGGCCTCGACAAGATCATCGCTGCGGCCGAGCGCGTTGGCCAGGACCAGAAGTCCGAGGCCTCGACCCTCTTCGCCAAGTGGCTGCGCGGCGGTGACGCCGGACTGACGGCCGAGGAATGGGCCAAGCATCGTGCCTCGGTCGCTCACATCCAGAGCATCCAGAATACGATGTCGACGACGACTCCCGGCCAGGGCGGCTATACCGTCCAGACCGAGGTCCAGAAAACTGTCCTCGACGCCTTGAAAGCCTTCGGCGGCATGCGCGCTGTTGCTGACGTGATGCGCACGGCCGGCGGCAATCCGATGAGCTTCCCGACCTCGGACGGCACCTCCGAAACGGGCGAAATTATCGCCCAGAACGTGACCGCCACCGGCGCCGATCCCTCGTTCGGGACCGTGGCCCTCAACGTCTACAAGTTCTCGTCCAAGATTGTCGCGGTTCCCTTCGAACTGCTTCAGGACAGCGAGGTCGACATTGAGGCGTTTGTCCGGGGTCGCCTGATCACGCGCCTCGGCCGAATCACGAATACCAAGTTCACCCTCGGCGCCGGCGACGGATCCAGCGAGCCGAACGGCATCATCACGGCGTCCACGACGGGCGTGACTGCTGCCAACTCGACCTCACAGGTGACCGCGATCACCTATGACTCGCTCGTCGATCTTGTTCACTCGGTTGATCCGGCCTATCGCGCGGGCAACTGCAAGTTCATGATGCATGACCTGAGCGTAAAGGTGATCCGCAAGATCAAGGACGGTCAGTCGCGCCCGATCTTCGTGCCGGGCTATGAGGTCGGCGTTCCCGGTGGGGCGCCGGATACGCTGCTCGGCTATTCGATCCAGATCAACCAGGACGTCGCCACCATGGCGGCGAACGCCAAGTCGGTCGCGTTCGGTGATTTCTCCTACTACAAGATCCGCGACGTGATGGACGTCACCATGTTCCGCTTCACGGACTCCGCTTACACCAAGCTCGGCCAGGTCGGTTTCCTCGCCTGGATGCGGTCGGGTGGCAACCTGATCGACGTCGGCGGTGCGGTGAAGCTGTTCGTCAACGCCGCGAGCTGATCGCGGCGCTCCTGGGGCGCGAGAGGGCGGGAGGGCGCAAGCTCTCCCGCCTTTTTTATGAGAGGCGAATTTTCGCGGTCTCACTCCATTCCAGAACCAGGAGATAGGCGCCATGCGCGTTCTCATGACGAGTTTCTATAACGGCCCGAAGGGTAAGCCCGAACTCAAGCCGGGCGATATCTTCGATTTCGATGATGCGGAAGGCCAGCGGGTGATCGAGGTTGGCGGCGGCAAGCCTGCGCCGGCGGAAGAGAGGACCGCGGAAGAGGTCAAGCCGGCCGCCTGATCCAGACGCGCTGCCGTCGCTACACAGGACGTTTACCCGATGTTTCGCAACAACGACGTGAGCGACGGCGGCGCGCCTATTCTGATTGAGGGTCCATCGGACCCGGTGATCTCGCTCGCCGACTGCAAGAAGGCGCTTGGGATCTCCGATGCCAGCCAGGACAACGCGATCACCTCGGCGATCGCCGCCGTCTCGGCGACCCTCGATCCCGCCTTCGGCGGCTTCCTCGGCCGGGCGCTCCGCGAGCAGACATGGGAGCTGCATCTCCGCGATTTCAACGATCGGCGCCGGGTGCTCCGGGGCAATCCGGACGCGATCGAACTGCCTTATCCGCCGCTGCTTTCAGTCGTCAGCGTGAAATATATCAACGCGGCCGGCGTCGACACGCCGCTGGTGCTGGGGACGGATTACCGCGCGCTCAACCAGGGCGCGGTCTATGCCCGCCAGGCGATTGCGCCGGCCTATGGCAAGGCGTGGCCGGTGGCGCGGACTGACGATGCCAGCGTTCGCATCCAGTACACCTGCGGCTACGACGACGATCAGAACGTCATGCCGCCGCACCTTATCCAGGCGGTCTGCCTCGGCGTCCGGTCGCTGCTCTCGGTCGGGACGCGCGACCTTCTGATCTATGAGGACCGCGTCGAGGGCGTCGGGTCTCTCCGCTACCAGAACAATCCGCAGATCTCCGAGATCGTCACCAAGGCGATCGGGGGACTGATTTTCAACCTCAAGACTTGAAGGGGCGAGCCCGATGACCGGCTTTTCCGACTATGAAGCGAAGAACGCGCTCAACCGCGTGACCGGGCATATCCCGGCGGTTGCGGCGACTGCCGTGTTTCTGGCGCTGTTCACTGCGGCCGGCAGCGATGCGGGCTCCGGCTTCACCGAGGTTTCGGGCGGCTCCTATGCGCGCGTCCAGGTCGCGGGGCGCGTCACCACCAACGGCACCACCTCGACCGGGCAGGCGGTGGTCAACCATGCCAGCGTGCCGGCGTGGGTTGTTGCGGGCATGGCGGCTTACGATGTCACCACCGGCCAGCCGATCGGCACGGTGCAGTCGACCACGGGCACCACGGTGACGCTCACCGGAAATGCCGCCAACGCGGTCGGCAACGGCGACAGCATCGCCTACAGCGCTTTTGGAGATGCTGGATCTTCGGCTCCGTCGACCGCGAGCAATGGCGCGGTGATCGGTTTTCCAGCGGCTACGGCCGATTGGGGCAGCGTGATCGCCTGGGGGCTGTATGACGCTTCCAGCTCGGGCAACCTGCTGTTCTGGGACTATCTCGGCAATTTCCCTTGGCTACCGGCGACGGTCTCCTCGGCTTCGCCTGGCGTCATCACGGCCAAGGCGCACGGCTATTCCAACGGCGATGCCTTCGTGTTCTCGACCGAATATGGCGGCGCGGCGCCGTCGTTCTCCGCCGGCAACTACACGGGCCTCAAGACAGTGGCGGGCGCCGCGACCGACAGTTTCAATGTCACCGGCGTCAACACCTCGGCGACCGGAAGCGGCATGGTTCGCAAGGTGACGCAGCAGTCGATCCCGAACGGCATCGCGGCCTCGTTCGGCGCTGCTGCGTTCACGTTGGTGCTCAGCTAGCTGCGAAAGGCGCTGCGATGGCGCTCTATGTATATGAGGCTGCAACGGGTCGCCTGGAATCATGGTCGTCGGGCGATGATGATCCGGTGGCCTCGCCCGAGGAGCTTGCGGTGCGCGGCTTGGCTGTGGTCCGGGGATTCCCCTGGCTCGACGACACGCATGCATGGGATGCCGCCACCCGGGCCGTTATCGAAGTCCCTGCGCCCTACAAGGCATTTATGATATCGGTCGGCGTGTGGATCTTGCGCTTTACGCCCGAAGAGTACGACGCGATCACTTCCAGCCAGGACGCGCGCATCCGCTGGCTCCTCTATGCGCTCAACAATGCGGACGACGGGGCAGGGCGCAAGGTGATTGACCTGAACTCCAACACGGTCAAGAACGGCGTGGCCTACATGGAAAGCCGTGGCCTGCTGGCGCAGGGCCGCGTTGCTGATATTCTGGCGATTGACTGATGCCGGGCGCGTCTCCACTTGGGCAAGAGATCTGCAACGGAACGAGCGTCGGCGCGAATGCTGCCACTTCACTGGGGACCTCTGTTTCTCCAAGCTCGTCGGCCAACACCAAGGGCTCTTACGCGCAACTGACGGCATCTTCGCCTATCGATGCCTGTCTGATGATCGTGGAGGTCACGCCGGCTAGCGCCGCTCTAGGTGCGTACGCCATTGATATCGCAATTGGCGGGGCGGGGTCCGAGGTCGTTATTGCGCCGAACCTTGTGGTTCAGAATGCCTTCTCGCTTACCATCCCGCATGTGTTCGTTGTTCCCGTGCAAATTCCAGCCGGGACTAGAATTGCGGCGCGCTGTCAGTCGGCAACGGCGAGCGATTCGGCGATTGCTGTGACCGCGCAGCTCTTTGCCGGCTCGTTCAGTCAGATGGAGGGTGCGGCCGGTGTCGAGGCTATCGGGTTCGTGTCGGCATCGACGCAGGGCACGACGATCGATGCAGGAGGAACGGCGAACACCAAGGGTGCGTATGTCCAGCTGACGGCTTCGGCGGCGAGAGACTATGTCGGCTTTTTCTTCGTGGTCGACAACCTCAACGCCAATAGTTCGCTGAGCAGCAATGCGCAGTTGCTCGACATCGCAATCGGTGGGGCCGGGTCGGAAGTCGTCATCGAGCCAAATTACCAGATCAGGCGAAATAACTCCGGCATAGCCGTGCTTCCGCCGGTGTCCCCGATCTTCGCAGCGCCGATTCCGGCAGGAAGTCGCATCGCTGCCCGGTCGCAGAGTGAAACGAATTCGTCGCCGTCGCGCTCCGTCGGTCTCACGCTCTACGGGATTTATTGAACCATGACGCTCGACGATTCCGGCACCACGGGGGCGCTGACGCCCGGCACGCCTTCGACATTGTCGACGCGCACAAATCCCGGCGTCTACGCTGCGGAGATTGATTGCGCAAGCCTTGCTGCAGGCGAGTTTTTGACGGCGGAAATCTACACCAAAACGCTCAGCGGCGGCGCATCGACAAGGGTGGGTGTTGGGACTTGTTCTTGGCATTCGCGCGCGAAGAAGATCGTGATCGATCCGCTCGGTTCTGACATCGAGTACAAGCTGGTCGTGACGCAAACGGGTGGCAGCGGGCGCACCTTCCCGTGGAAGGTGCTGAAGGCCTGAGATGAGCGGGGCCGCATGGTGGTGGTACTCGTCCGCGCCGGCTGGGTCAGTGTCGTTGGAGGCAAGGGGGATGGCTTGCGCGAGCGCTCGCGCCGGCATTTCCGGCAACACGACAATGGCGGCTCGGGGGGGCGTTCGATCTGCGGGGCGCGGATCGGGCAGCTTTTTGGCAAGTCTGGCAGCGCGGTCGATTGGAACAGGGAAGGGTAGCGGGACGCTCACCCGCCTCGCGGCGCTGGCGGCCCGATCAGCTGCCCTTTCGGCGGGGCGCGCGAGTGGCAGCTTTGTCGCGGGGCTTGGTGCCCGCGGGTTGGGTGTGGCGAAGGCCGGCGGCGCGCTTGCCGGCCGGGCGGCCCTGGCGGCCCGATCTGCGGGCCTCTCGGCGGCCCGTGTTGCTGGCCGCTTCGTTACGGGCCTCACCGCGCGCGGGGCCGCGGCAGCGAGCGGAAGGGTCTCGATTGCTGGCCGTGTTGTTCTTGCGGCGCGCGGCGCAGCTGCGGCGTTCGGCCGGGCAGTGCCACCCGGAGCGATTGCGCTGATCGCTGCGGGCTTTGCGAGGGCGAGGGGTGTGCTCGCGCTGCAGGGTCGCACGTCGTTGTCGGCTAGGGGCGGTGCAGCCTCGCGCGGGGCCGCCTCGATCGCAGGGCGGGTTGCGCTCGCCGCTGCGTCTCGGGCAGTCGCCAGGGGCGCGGCGGTGCTGTCGGCGTCCGCTGCGGTGGTTCGCCGAGCGCTGGTCTGTGCGGCGCTCGATATCCGTCCCGTTATGTCGGGGGCCGTTACGCTCGGCGCGCGTTTGGAGGCCTTGCCGATGATCGTGGTTGCGACGCAAGGCTCGCCGGAGTTGTTCGCAAGTCTTGCCGGCGACCCGGATATAGAGGCGACGGCCTCGGCCACGCCTGCCATCCGGCCCGAGCTTACCGGCCTGCCGGACACAAAGGATTGTTGAAAATGTCCGCCTTCGTCGCCAACACCAACGTGCTCGAGTTGCTCGGCCTCAAGAACGAGGTCGATGGCAGCTACATCAACGACGCGAACGTCACGGCCACAGTCAAGGATGCCGACGGTAACAACGTCTCCGGCACGAGTTGGCCGCTGACGATGCCTTATGTCGCGAGTTCGAACGGCAACTACCGCGCGTTCCTGGCGGCGTCGCTGCCATTGGTGGCCAAGCAAAAATATACCGCTGTCATCGAGGTCAACGGCGGCACCGATGCGGTCGGCCATTTTGAGTTGACGTTCAAACCGGTCGTGCGAACGGTTGCGGACGCCTGATGATGCGGCAGGATTTTCAGGCTTCCTACCGGCGTCAGCTCGCGCTCAACGGTCAGGACGTGATCGTCCGGCGCTACAGCGGCAAGGGCGCGGGGCGGGATGTCCTGGCGGCGGCCACCTTGAAGGCGCATGTCGCGCAGTACCAGCCGGCCGAACTCGTCGGATCGATCGTGCAGGGGGATCGCCGCGTGATCCTGATGGCGGCCGACCTTGGGGCGCTGGGGGCCCTCAACAAGCATACGGATATTCTGGTGATCAGCGGGGTCGAGACGGCGATCGAGGCAATCGACGTCGATACCCGGCAGGTCGCCGGGGCAATCGAACTGCAGGTGCGGGGCTGATGGCGGAGGATCAATTCCTCCCTGTCGTGCAAGCCACCTTGCAAAAGGCGCGAGGCCAGATGCTGGTCGCGGCCGAACAGGCGAACCGTGAGATCGTCCTCCGGCACCGGCCGTCAACCGTGGTGCGGGTGATCGACGGCACTGTTGCTGCGGCGGATGCGGCTTACACCGGCTACCAGGTGGTGAGGCTCGCGCAGGCGATTGCGCGGAAACCGCCAAGGATCGAATACCACTACACTTACATGCAGGACGTGGTTGATTTTGCGATCCTCACCCTGCGAGAGCATTCGCCGGTTGGCTCGGAAGGTGACGAGCATCCGGGCCTCTATCGCGA